AGATGGAGCCTGTTGCGTGGGTGTACAAGGATAATACTGTGACTACCGATCCTGATCGTGCTGACGGAACATGGACAAAACTTTACGATTTAGGAGATGAGAAATGAGTAAACAACCAGAAGCTTTGAGATTGGCTGAGGATCTTGAAAAATATCACTCAGGTCTTTATCACAAGCAATCCGCATCCGAACTACGCCGCTTGCATGAGGTGAATAAGGCGTTGCTTGAGGTGTTACAAAATTTATGTGAAGCAGCTGATAATGGTCATGTTGCAAGTTATTCAAATTTGTGGGATGACGCAAAAGCCGCAATTGCCAAAGCTACAGGAGAGCAAGCATGACTGACCTACGCAAAGCAGCAGAGATGGCGTTGGATGCGTTGCTTACTTGTGATGTTGATTATGATTACGATGAGAACCCGTACAACACATTTGACGCTGAAGATGTTTCAGAGGCTATTGATGCACTACGCCAAGCACTCGCACAGCCTGAGCACCCGTTAGACAAGAAAGCCGATAACGCTCGTGAGTTGGGACTGGATTATGAGCCTGAGCCGTTTGAATATTGGAACGCAGTTGAAGGGTGGGTAAAGATTGACGAGATTCGTAAACACTTTGATTCTGTCGGGTGCGGGACGATTTACAAAACTGCTGGCGAAGGACGGAAACCACTCTACACCGCACCACCCAAGCCGTGGGTCGGGCTGACGGATGATGAGATTCTTTCCGCAGCAGAGGAAGTACCAATTACTTGTATAAGGCAGAGGGATTACGACTTGCACTTTGCTCCAATCATCGAGGCCAAACTCAAGGAGAAGAACAATGCCATTTAAAGTTGATATAAAAGAATCAAATTTGTTTGAAACAGATGATGATAAAAAAATGTTGAAAACAATGTTAAAACAACACGTTGTTGTTGTTACTTTTACTAAGAAAGATGGATCCGAACGTATAATGAATTGTACACTTCAAGAAGATTTGATTCCTATTAAAGTTGTATCAGAAAGTGCGAATACCTCAAATGTTACAATACGAACTGTTAACGATGATGTTGTTCCCGTTTATGATATTGATGCAAAAGATTGGCGTTCTTTCCGTTGGGATTCAGTTAAATCTGTTCAGTGGTAATTGGTGATGTAATGATTAAGGTAAATCCATTTTATATTGTTTGGTTTATTTTATTGTTGTTTACTGTTATATTACCTTTTACATTTTTTATATGGTGTGCTTCAAGATGAAAAATGCTGTTTTAGATATGATTGATAATTTAAAAGAATTATCCGAGCGTAGTAATTATAAAGACTACCAAACACTTAGCCAAATTATTGAATTATTGTCTAAGGAAAAAGAACCCATTGATGAAAAATTGATTAACTATTTTGAATCTAGTAATTATTAGGAAATATAAAATGAAACATAAACATTATGAATGTATCGTGGCATGGGCTGAAGGTAAAACAATTCAACTTAAAAGAATTGATGGAAGTTGGAGCGATACGCTTGACCCTGCCTGGGCTTTTGATTTTGAATACCGCATCAAGCCAGAGCCTAAGCATGACCATTATAAACAATACCGAATAGACGAAAACGGAATGCCGTGGCTTGCAGGAATTGCTAATTTACGTTTGTATTTTGATGGTGACACAAATAAATTAAAGAAAGCGGAGGTAATTTAATGCGTTATATAGCAAAACCGTATCTTTTTAACAACATTCGTGCGAAATCATTTGACAATGGTCTCGATGCTGTGTTATACTTAAATGAAATGTTAAGTGACAAAGGTGTACCAGATCATCTAGACTATATCTTTAATCCACCTAAAGCAACAGAAAAGAATTTAAAACACGCACTTGAAGATTATGTAGGTATTGGAAAAATTATCCTTGAGGAATGAGAAAATGCAGCGTATTGTGATTAATGTTGATTGGGGTGGTTTTGGTTTATCCGATGATGCAATGCGTCGGTATGCAAAAATTAAAGGTATCCGATTGATTGAAAATGTTTCTGATTATGGAAATGTTGATTTTTATATTGATGAAATTGATGATGAAAACTATTTTTCATGCCGTGATTTAGAACGTGATGATCCTGTTCTTGTTCAAGTTGTAGAAGAAATGGGTGAAGACTCATTTGGAGGATATGCTACTTTAAAAATTGTTGAAATTCCTTCTGATGTGGAATGGATTATTCGTGATTATGATGGAATTGAACACATTGCAGAAAAACACCGTACTTGGCCATGATATTAGTGTAACAGAGTGAGAGGGTAAAAAATGAATGCCGCATATTTTCGTAAATTGGTATCTGATGAAATTAGAGAAACTTTCTTTTGGTGTGGTCTATTGTCATCCTGGGATTGTAAAAGTAAAGAAACTGATACCAAAAATAAGCCCTTTTATCGCCTTCAAACGGGCCTTGGAGACGTTTTAGTATATGGTCCTAAGTCTATATACTTAAAAGATAAAAAGCACGTATCCGTTGATTCTATTAAACAAGAATTAAAAAGATATGTTGTATAAAAACAACAGTCTTCAATATTTCCCTTGATTTGGTGCCTAGAAAATGTTATAATTATAAGACGAATAACTTTTTGGATATTTAATTATGAAACATAAGGAAAATGGTGTCGGAGGCTTGTTTATTGCATTAGCCTCCGACCTTTAGTGACTCCACCTCGAATTTGGTGATTTAATTTTAGAAAATACAGAAAACGCCGATGTGTTGATTCTTTCCGGTGATATTTGTGTGGCTAGAGAATTACCTTTTGCCGATTCTCATATGGGTAAACGTTTCCGAGATTTCTTTGGTCGTTGTTCTTCAGAATTCCCTCATGTGATTATGATATCAGGTAATCACGAATCCTACAATGGAGATATTAGTGAAACAAATAAATTACTTAAAGATGCTGTTGCTCACCTTCCAAACTTTCATGTATTGGAAAAAGAAACATTTGTACTTGATGATGTAACTTTCATTGGCGGTACATTGTGGACTGATATGAATGGTGGTGATATATCAACACTAACTCACGTTAGTTCTATGATGAATGATTTTCGTATAATCAAGAACAGTAATTCCATGATATCATACAAAACAATTGCCGAAGATGGTACTGTTAAATTCAAGGAACGTCCTTCTAAATTTTCTGTAGATGATGCTGTACTTGAACACGAAAAGATGCTCGACTATATCATGACAGTAGTAGATAATAGACATAATGACAAGTTTGTTGTTGTTGGTCATCATGCACCAAGTAAGTTGAGTACAAAACCACAGTATGAACATGATACACTTATGAATGGTGGTTACAGTTCTGATTTATCACAGTTTATTTTAGATCGACCACAAATCAAGGCCTGGACTCATGGTCATACTCATCACTGTTTTGATTACATGATTGGTGATACTCGTCTTGTTTGTAATCCTCGTGGTTATATTCATTACGAAACACAAGCGGATGATTTTAAATTACAATATTTTGAGGTTTAATATATTATGAATGAAATTGTACAAAATTTTGGTATTTTCATTGTAATGCCTATTTGTCTTTTACTTTTCTTTTACTTTCTTATGAAGATGTGATATGAACGAAAGAATCAATCAACTTGCTGAACAGGCTGTGTCTGCTGTACAGAATCGTCCAAATGGTACTTGTGACATGGCCAAATATAACCAGAAGTTTGCTGAGTTGATTGTCCGTGAATGTGCTGACATTTGTATGGAAATGGCCGCTAAGTGTGCAGGATTACCGGGTGATGGTGCTCTCGCCAAAGATTGTGCTGATTGGATTATGAAAGATTTCGGAGTTGAAGAATGAACGAACAATACAAAAACAACATGAATGATTTTGTGATAATCGATTATCTTGACAGAATTCAAAAAGAATTCATTGATGTCATTAAAATGGAAATTGAAGATGCGTCTGCTTTGGATTATTTGAATAGATTAGATGCAATAGTTGAAACATTACAATATGATTTGCTTGATTTAAAGTTTGATCTCAGGTAAAGTAAAATAGAATTTTGATAATTGTGAAATGAGATTATAATGCGTGTACATATTGGGAAATATAAAAATTTTATTGGTCCATTCCAGATCGCCGAGACACTTTGCTTTTGGGCCAAGAAAGAAAGAGATAAACATGGTTTTGAACACACTGCTAATTGGGTTGACAATTTTGGTGAATGGTTAGCGGGTGGTGAAAAACAAGATTCATGGTTAATGAAATTGTGTCTTTGGATTCAATCCAAACGCAAACGCACAATCAAAGTAAAGATTGATCGTTGGGACACATGGTCTATGGATCATACCCTTTCATACATCATTCTTCCCATGTTGAAACAATTAAAAGAATCTAAACACGGTTCTCCTTTTGTTGATGATGAGGATGTACCAGAAGAATTGCGTTCTACTAATGCAGAACCAAAAGAAAATGAATGGGACATCGACAGTAATCATTTCAAACGTTGGGAATGGGTAATGGACGAAATTATCTTTGCTTTTGAATGCAAAATCGATGACTCATGGGAAGATAAATTCAGATCAGGTGACCGTGATACTGTTTGGTTACCTTTAGACAAAGAAGGTAATGAAGTACCTGAAGCTGAAGCTAAATTATTTCGTATGGTTGATGGTCCTAATCATACATACAAGTGTGACTATGAAAGTATGAAAGTTGTAGAGAAACGTATACAGAATGGTTTTAGGCTTTTCGGGACCTACTATTCCGGATTATGGGACTAATTATGGGACAACTGCATGAATATGATTATATGTATGATGAATTACTAAACAACGGTATGGATAACTTACCTAAACATTTTAGTGGAACACAAACTATTAACATGCATTCAGATGAATCAATTAGAGGTGTACCATTTATTGTTTCTTTAGAATTATCGGATTATGAATTACTTGATAAAACAATAGACAAACAATGGATCAAGAATAGATTGTTAGAATTGCTTGTTTATGAAATGCAGATTAAAAACTGCATTGAGTTTACTAAAACTGAAGATCCTATTAATAATACCACTAAATTTCGTGCTAGAATATTTGCGGTACCCGATGATAAAGTTAGACTTCTTAGATTAAAAGGGGAATTAGAATAATGGCTGATACTGATATGAAAGAATATGTATCTAAAAAGATGCAAAAAACACAAAACCATATTGATAAACAAGTTCGAATAGCCAAATCACACGGTGTAGAAGTTAAGAAACCTCATAAATTTGCCAAACATCATGTGATGAATTGTGGCAACCCCGATTGTTTAATGTGCATGAATCCACGTAAGTATGGCGAAAAGACTATGCAAGAGAAAAGTTTCGAACAAACTGTAGGTTGGACGGAGAATGATAGAGATGAAAAAGGAATAAAAAATGATTAATACGTTAAAATTTATACTATCAATAATTTTATGGATACCTAAAATTTTATTTCTTCTAGTCATTAATGTCGTTACGGTACTATTTTCACCTATCATATGTTTGTTTGTTAGAATGGCTGAGGAGAGTTCAGTTACGGGATTTCCATCGGAATTTCCAGGCAAACCACGAGCATTTTTAATCAAACCACTCTATTGGTTTCAGTCATTTGATGCACCGCTTGATGAGTTTTGGTACGGTGATTATACCGGCTGGCCTAAAACAGGTAAAACACAAACAGACTATGACTCTAGTTGGTGGTTACGTTATTTTTGTTATGTCAATTGGTTATGTCGGAATCCTGCATACGGCTTCGGACAAGCATTAGGATACGATTCTACAGGCATGACTTATATCACACAAAATGATAATACAGCACTTTGGAACACAGGTAAAAATAATGCTAGTTTTTGGAAATGCATCAATTCTAAAGGTCAAATTGGTTGGTGGTACAAAGCACAATTTTTCTTTACAAGTAAACGATTTATTGAGATTAATTTTGGTTATAAATTAGACTCCGACACAAAAATTAACATGCACGTAGTTGCTATGCAATTTACACCATTTTTAAGTATTTAATTAAACGATGAGGATTTTAAAATGATTAGTATTATACATTATATTTCTGCGTGTAGACGCTTGAAAGAATCCGAAAAAACTGTTATGATGATGGGAGGTGAATCAGAGTGTAATGACATGATCTTAGGTCAGCGTGAAATGATTAAACTTGAGAAAGAATATTATCACGATGAAGTTATGAAGTTGGGTTTGTTATTTGTTGTTATTTTGCCAGTTACTTTAGCTGGTTTGGTTTTTTATTTTAAATTTTATCACTAAAAGGAGTTAAAAATGTTACTAGTCGAAGTTACAGAAGTGCTTGTCATCAATGGTAAAAATGAAGATTTTCAAATCTTAATCAATATGGAAGTAGTGACTCAAATCAAACCACTTAAAGTTGGTGGTTGTCAACTCTTCTTTCAAGAATCGGGTGATGTTGCTAAAAACAACACACTTATCGTTAAAGAGAGTTATGATATGTTCAAGCAATTTGCAATGCAAACTGTAACATCAGAAGACATTGCCAAGAAAGTTAAGGCATTGAAAACAACTACTTAAATAGGAATTGAAATGAAATTTACGTTTATGGTTCAAGATGAAAGTGATTGGAATAAAACTAAAAGAACAGTTGAGTTTGAGGCTGTTCAATTGGATGATATTGTTAGTGAATTTGAATTGTTTTTAAAAGGTTCTGGATTCCATTTTGATAACATTTTGATTCATGAAAATGATGATGATGGTGTTGAAGATGATAATTTTTGGGGTGAAGATGATAATTTTTTTGCTAAAGTTCCAGAAGATAAATCTTTAGATGATCTCCGTGAACCTTTATCTGATTTAACAGAGAAAGAAAAACTAGAAGCTGCAAAAAATTCACCAAGATATTATGGTTTACAAAAAGAGCATCAAGGTTTGTATAAAAATCCTGAAGGATCAACAAAACATTTACCAAAATACTATGGAATGCTAGTAATTGAATGTTAATAAATACTAGGGTAGATCATTCACTCTAGGAAATAATATGTTAGTTTTAGTAATAGATCCAAGCGCACTATGTTTAGACTTTTGTTTACGCAGTATTGCTGCTGGTCATACTGTTAAATGGTACACAAAAGGTTCAAGATCGGCTCACATCGGTGAGGGACTAGTGGATAAAGTATCCAACTGGCGTCCTTATATGAAAGTGGCCGATCTTATTTTTTCGGCTGATAATCTTGAGTTTATGGATGAAATCGATGATTTTATTAAAAAAGGTTATCCAGTATTTGGTCCAGGTAAACGTGCTGCTAAATTAGAACTTGACCGTATGTATGGTCAAAAAGTAATCGAAGAGTTTGGTGGAGAGATCATTCCATCATATCCTTTTAGTACATATGACGCTGCTATCAATTACGTCAAACAAAACGGTGGTCGTTGGGTATCTAAACCAATTGGTGCAGAAGAAAACAAAGCGTTATCATATGTAGCAAAAGATGAAGCAGATATGATTGGTTTTCTAACAAAACAAAAAGAATCTTCTAAAAGTTCTTCACAATTTATTCTACAAGAATTCAGAAAAGGCATCGAGATTGCTGTAACAGGTATATTTGGTCCCGCAGGCTGGATGCCTTTTTGGGCAGAAGGGTTTGAATTCAAGAAACACATGAATAATGATCTTGGTGTTAATACGGGTGAAATGGGTACTGTTATTCGTTACACAAGAGAATCAAAATTGGCTGATATATTGATGAAGCCAATGGAAGAAACACTGCACAAGATTGGTTACGTTGGTATGCTAGATATGAATGTAATCGTAGACGAAAAGACAGGTGTACCCTATCCAATGGAATGGACTGCACGACCTGGTTATCCAATGTGGAATATTCAACAACCATTACACAAAAATGAATGTCCTGTTGAGTGGATGTTAGATTGTGTTAAAGGTAAAAATACTTTAGAAATAGAAGAAAAGACTTGTGTTGGTGTTGTAATGGCTAACTCAGACTTTCCTTTTAATAAATTTGATGAACAATCATACTTAGATTTCCCTGTATTGGCTGATGGTGCTGACTACAAACATCTACATCCATGTGAAATGAAATTGTCTAAAACAATTAAGATGATGGACGGTAAGATGGTTGAGAATGTACCTGAATGGGGTACAGCAGGTTCATATATCATCGTTTGTACTGGTGTTGGTGATTCTGTATCAGAAGCCAAAGATAAAGCATACAAACAAGTTGACAAAGTTAAATTCGGTAATGATGAACATCACCGCACAGATATTGGTGATCGTTGTGAGAAAGCACTTGGTAAACTACATAAATTAGGATTTTGTAAGGGTTGGACATATTGACTTTAAAGTATCATATATGATACAATAGAGTGACTTAATGATTAATATATGATACATTATGAGGTTTTATTATGAATATATTTTACACAAATCACGATCCTAAAATTTGTGCTATAGAACACATGAATAAACATGTCATTAAACAAATTATTGAATACGCACAACTTCTTTCTACCGCTCACCGTGTTCTTGATGGCAAAGAAGTGATTCAAAAACGTTGCGTTAATGGTTCTTTCCCTGCTCGGTTTCGTAATGTCAAAGTCTGGGAATTAACAGATTTTCGTGAAAAAGTTCTTTATTCTGCCACACACATTAATCATCCATCAGCGGTATGGGTTAGACAGTCAATTTACAACTATATGTGGTTGTCTAATTTGCTCGTTGAATTGTGCAAAGAGTATACATATCGTTATGGTAAAATACATAAAGCAGAACGTGAAGGATTGATACAAATGTTATGGGAGGTTGTTCCAGATAATATTCCACATACTGAATTTACAGAACCCACACCAGCCATGCCTAAAGACGTTATCATTTCTAATGATTCACTTTCTTCATATCGCAATTACTACAATCTAAATAAACAACATCTGGCTAATTGGTCAGGTAAAATTAATTCTCGAAAGATACCTACATGGTATCAAATTAGGAGTGATAATGCCATCGTATGATATGCGTAATAAAGAAACGGGTCAAGTTTTAGAATATAGAATGAGTTATACAGTATTGGATAAATTTCTAGAAGATAATCCAAACTTAGAGGTATATCATTCAGCAGGTAACATTCCTGTACTAGGCGATGGTATGCGTATGAGTGTTCCTGGTATCGGACAACCACACGCAGCTTTTGAAACTGGAGTGATTCAACGTATGCGTGAAAGCATACCCGGCAATACAATGAAAGGGCATAAAACCAAGCAACCCAGAGAATGGTGATGAACAAACTACCATATCTTTTGATAAATAGAGTTGATAGAGAGAAAATGTCAAAAGATTCCAAACTCGAAAAAGGCGGTATTAATGGTTACTCGATCAAAAAAGTTTCACGATCACCCGGATCAGTCCTATCAAAAAACACAAAGAGTTCAAAAACAAATAAAAACGCAAGAGTCTGAATCATCAATAGACTTAGAAAAACCACAAACAGAGAAACACACTTCTCAGAATATGGGAAATTCTCTCAAGATTAAATTGGATCATTTGAAGACATTCGAACCGCTCACAGAAAATCAAAAAATCTTCTTTGATGCGTATGATAAAGGTTCCTACGCATTCATGCTTTACGGTTCTGCTGGAACTGGTAAAAGTTTTATAGCACTTTACAAAGCACTGGAAGAAGTTTTGGATAAAGGCAACCCATTTAAAAAACTTGTAATCATCAGAAGTTCCGTACCATCTAGAGATTCTGGATTTTTGCCAGGGTCCTTAGAAGAAAAAAATGCTATTTACGAAGAACCATATAAGCAGATTTGCGCCGATCTTTTTGGTCGATCTGATGCATACGATAGACTGAAAGAGCAAGGTTATATTGAATTTCTCTCTACGAGTTATCTACGAGGAACCACATTTAACGATTCAATTATTTTCTTTGATGAATTTCAATCTGCAACATGGCACGAAGATAGAACTATTTTATCTAGAACAGGAACTAGATCAAAACTAATTTTGTCTGGTGACTTTTCACAAAATGATTTAATTAAATCAAAAAACGATCAGTCTGGTTTTCATGATCTATTTGCAGTAGCAACAGAAATGGATGAATTTGACATGATTCAATTTACAACAAATGACATCGTGAGATCGTCATTTACAAAAAACTTTATTATAGCATGTGAAAAATTAGGACTATGAAAACTTTTAATTACTGTACACCCAAAAATATTGCAGATATACAATCAACAACATTTCCCGATGGTAAACGTTTTTACGTATTAGAAGATGGAACAAAATTACCCTCAGTCACCACGGTGTTGGGTGCTCAGAAGAAACAATCCATTATGGAATGGCGCAGACGAGTGGGTGAAGTAGAAGCTGATAAGATATCAAGAAAAGCATCTAGTCGTGGAACTAATGTTCATACAATTTGTGAAAAATATTTGAATAATGAATTGCATTATATGAATGGTATTATGCCTGATGCCGTTGAGTTCTTCCTTAGTATAAAACCATATTTGAACAATATAAATAATATTCACTATCAAGAAAAGGCATTATGGTCTAAACAATTAGGTGTAGCTGGTCGAGTTGATTGTATAGCAGAATATGAAGGTGTACTATCTGTTATAGACTTTAAGACTTCCAGTAGACCAAAGAATCGTGAAGATATTCTAGATTATTTTTGGCAATGTTGTGCTTATTCACTTTGTTATGAAGAAATGATAGGAACTCCAATTGATGATTTAGTTATTATTATGGCTGTAGCAGATTCACCACCACTTATTTTCAAAGAAAGGGTGTCAGATCATATTGTTGGTTTGGTTGAAGCAATTAATTTTTACAGGAAACAAAAATGAAAAAACTATTATTAGCGTTACTATTTGTATGTAATTCAGTATTGGCTTCAGGCTGTGTTGATTTATATCCAGAATCTAAACCAATTGAAGTTAAGAATACAGTAGAACTTTGTAATTCTTTTTATGTGTCTTTATTTGATAAAGAGCATAATAGAGTTATTCTTGTTGCAGAACATTTAAAACACGTCGGTATTGGTTCAGTTAAAAGAACTAATGATTTTCACCCAGATGACAGAATCGGTAAACACCCAAACACTACGGATTATTCAAATACTGGCTATGATCGTGGCCACATGGCTCCTGCAGCAGATGCATCAAATGACAAAGAGATGCATGAAACATTCTTAATGTCTAATATGTCCCCGCAGCGGCCAATGCTCAATCGAGTTAGTTGGAAGGTTCTTGAGGAGAGTGTGAGATCATCATTTAACAAAACTAAATCTGACATGTACATTATCACGATTGCGGTGTATGATAGTGATGAAAAAATGGGTAGTATTCCAGTTCCAACTGCTTACTGGAAGATCGTCATTGTAGACTCTGTAACGCATTATTATTACGCAGTCAATAAAGACTATGCTGTAGTAGAAGAACGCTCTCCTATCGACATACAGAGCATCTTACCACTTGACAAATGATATATAAAGAGAGTATAATATGAAAATGAGAAAACTTATGAAGAAACTATATAAAGCGTGTGTTGAACATAACGCTGAAAGAGAAAAGAGATTTTGGTTAAAGGTATTGAAAAAATCTTTGAAGGGTAATAAAAAAACTAATGCAGTACAATAGAATTCGTTGAAGGTATAGTAGTGACGGACAGGACGGGAGGTGACTGCTCCCCAGGTCCACCATAAAGTATATTGACCCGATAAGACACTCTAAAGTCTGAACTGGGAAAACTGCATATTAATATACTTTATAATGGGCCTGAATAATGTCGTATCGACTGACGGAACAATGATACCGGAGAATCGTGAAGCACTCACGTAAAATAGCGCAAAAAAACGTAAATGCAAACGATAACGCATTTTCTGTAGATAATCGCCTAGCGGCTTAATCTCAGTGGGGTTTCACCAACTGTCCTTATAATTCAATCAGTTGGTATTTCAGAAACGAAGTAATTCGTTAAGGTTTTGATAATTTTCCTTAAATAAATTATCACTTTATTAACTATAGGAGTTTTATACATGAAGAAAGTACTTTTGATTGCAACACTATTGGCAGCATTTAATGCATCTGCTGTTGAACTTGGTGTTAATGGCGGTGGAATTTCCGGTAGCACATCTGGCGGTCTTGCTGGTGTAACTGTCGGTGAGAAATTCGGTAAGTTTGGTGTTGAAGGTGGTTATGGCCAAGCATGGTTGAATGGATCAACTCAAAATCGTTGGACTCTTGTTGGTTCATATGATGTATACACTACAGAAAAATTTGTAGTTGCAGGTAAAGTTGGTTACGCATATTTGAATAACCAAAGTGCAACAAGCGGATCAGCAGCAACCGTTGGTCTTGGAGTTACTGTACCATTCAATGAGAATTGGGCAGGCACTGTAGACTACGCTTATCAAATGGTTGCATCTGGTGTTACTCAATTTAACGGCAACGTTATTACTGCTGGTATCAAATATAAGTTTTAATATGGTTTTTCAGTCGGGTGAAAATCCCGACGATTAACAACACAGGATATACAATGCCAACTCGTGATGAAATAACCCAATTCAGTTTGATGGTTGAACAGATGGCCATCGATGAGCGATGCGATTATTTGGATGCAATTTTATTGCACTGCAAAAAAACTTCTTTGGAAGTTGAAGTTGCTTCCACATTAATTTCATCTTCACTAAAATCAAAAATTAGAGAACAGGCTGAAAAAAATAATCAACTCAAAAAAGTTTCTAGGCTCCCAATTTAAGACCTTTATTGTTTATCTTATTAACTATTTTATAGATTGTATATATAATCATGCTGATATTCCTTTACAATATTAGAGTGTATGCGGTCTGAACACCGACGATACACACTTATCTATAACATATTATGACTGAACTTAAAGAAAATACTGGTTTTGAAGCCTTTTCATTGTACCATGGTCTTAAACTACATTTCACTTCAAAAAGTTACGATTTTATAAAATATAACGGTAAAACAAATATAACAAAAGATGCTTTTCTAAAAAGAAAAGACAAGTATTCGTTTTATCGTTTATCACGTAAATTTAATATATTAGAACTTAAAGACTATTTGATTTCTAATTTTGTTTATGGTAATAGTACTTGGGTAGGTGAAATGATAGGTGCCGATGGGGAACATATATATAACAAGTGGCGGAAAATTAATCAGTCATTGACATACGCATTTGAGAAAGATATTTTGTATTTGTTTGATAAGTACGGTATCAAATCTGAAGAAATATTCAGAGTGGATCGTGGGCAGCATCCAGCATTATTATTGGAAGTTATGTCTGATTGTGTCAATATTGAAACGTTGATTGTAATGAATTCTTTTACTAATTTTGTAGATGGACATTGGCAAAGAATTCAAGATGATGTTGTTTGGCCAAATTGGAAACTGAAGTTTGAGAAATATACACCATTCATTGTATTCGATAAACTTAAATTTAAAAATATTTTAAAAGAAAAACTGGAAGAATATGAATAAACCAAAGATCGAGTGCATATGGTTAGATATGGACGGTGTGATTGCTGACTTTGTAAAACGATACAAAGAAATGTATCGTATGGAACCAAGAGAAGCGGAAGGTAAGAAAAAGTTTAATCATTTCTTTGATGAATTTATTAAGACAAATCAGTTTGCAACATTAGATATGATGCCTGGTGCTATGATGGGAATTGAGTTTCTTCGTAAATGTTCTGTACCAACACAAATTCTTTCTTCAACTGCAAATCAAGAAAGATACGATGCCATCTCCAAACAAAAAATGATTTGGTTACATACTCATGGTATCACGTTCAATCCAATCTTTGTTCCTGGTAAAGATTTAAAATACAAATATGCAACACCAGAACGTATTATTATTGATGATACAGAATCAGTAATTGATGATTGGAGAAAAGCAGGTGGAATTGCAATTTGGCACCACTCTTGGCCAGAAACAATTAATATATTAAAACAATATATTTAATCTTTTCTTTTAATTGTCCAACCTTTATGGTAATTTTGAGTTCCGTTTAATATATTTTTCATACAACTATATGTTACAAGCATCGTGACCTACATCTATTTATACCAAAAAAAGTATTATAAATATATTGACATAGACAATAATCTATGTTATTATAGAAGTTGATTATGAGTAGTTAGTGGACAATCCGTTTAATAAAAAATATACTCCGTCTATACGAAAGGAAATAAATTATGTCATTCGCAAATCTCAAACGCCAATCTGGCAACTTAGAAAAACTATCCCAAGCAATCCAAGCACTTAATGAAAAGTCTGAAGGTTCTTCTGACCGTGATAATTTCTGGCGTCCAGAAGTGGACAAGGCTGGTAATGGTTTAGCCATTATCCGTTTTCTGCCTTCATCAGAAAAAGATGGTGAAGATTCACTACCGTGGGTCAAAGTATTCTCACATGGTTTTCAGGGTCCTGGTGGTTGGCTCATCGATAATTGTTTGACTACCAAAAACAAACCATGTCCAGTTTGTGAATATAATTCTTCACTTTGGAACTCTGGTATTGAGGCTAACAAAGATGTTGTTCGTAAACAAAAGCGTAAGTTAAACTATATTGCTAACGTTTATATTGTATCTGATCCTAAGCATCCAGAGAATGAAGGTCAGATCAAGTTGTTTAAGTTTGGTAAGAAAATCTTTGATAAGATTACCGAAGCAATGAATCCAGCATTTGAAGATGAAACGGCCATCAATCCATTTGATTTATGGAAAGGTGCTAATTTTAAATTAAAGATTCGTAAAGTTGAAGGTTATCAAAATTATGATAAGTCTGAATTTGAATCACAGTCTGCATTGTCTACTAACGATGACAAACTTGAACAGATTTGGAAAACAGAATTCGCATTGAAAGAATTGATTGCGGATTCTGAGTTTAGAGATTTTGATTTATTGAAGCAGCGTCTTGATAAAGTTCTTGGTCTTAACGGTGAAGCACCACGTACAACCGTTGAACAAACGAAATTGGCTGAATTTAAAAAGCCTGCTGTGAAAGAACCAAGTATTGATGAAGATGATGATTCTTTAGATTATTTTAAAAACTTAGCTAACGAAGATTAATTTTAAGTTATAATAAATAAGTAAACACGGCCCGGACCTCTGCATAAAGTACGTCCGGGTTTTCTTTTGTCTGTTTTATATTGAACGATAATTCTGCATATGTATTTTTTTCAATGTAGAGTCATTAGTTCTAACGCCAGTTAGTTGTTCAATAATAACTCTTCCACCACCACCGCTATTAATAATATTAGTGCTTGGACTATTTACAAGAAGATTTGTTGTTCCTGATAATTGTTTTTCTTTATTATCTAACTCGGCAGATGAAGATTGTAGTCTTTTATCTGTAGATGTATCGGATACAGGATCAGCAGATGGAACTTCTTTGGATTTCTCTGATACAGGTGTTAATACGGGTATATCACTGTCACTATCCATAATAACATTACCACTAGAATCTTTTTTATCAATCTTGTCGCCAGTATCAGCATGGGTGACTGTTGTATTTTTACCACTCGCAACTTTATCAGCTTCTTTGAGATTCTCAGCCGCTGCATATTTTGTTGCCTCAGCGTTAGTAAATTCTCGATTACCTTCTTTTAATGCTGTATCACCAATTTGTTGAGCCGTTTCTGTTTTTGCTTTTGGTTCTTCTTTAGGTGCAGGTGTTGATGTAACAGCAGATTTATTTTCTTTTCCTGATACACTTTCATTCATCTTACTAAATTCAGACGGTGAAGGAAGAGTTTCTCCCGCAGCAGGATTAATTAAAGCAGCCGCACGTTTATCATCACTCTCTTGTAGTTTTTTGGCGTGCATTTCTGGAGTAATTGGTTTATTTGGAGAATTATTTTTTTCTTCTTGTTGTTTTTTAGCTGAATTCTCAGCAGCCTGTGCTTGACCCCGTATAGCATTTCTTCTATTTGCACCTCTTTCTTCTCTCTTCTTATCACCCTGAATAATTAAATCATGTAAAGGATGATTTGGGTCATTTCTCGCTTCTTCATTTTCTTTTAAAGATAGATATGCACCAACACCTACTCCAGCAATGGTACCTAATGCTCCTAAAGCAGAAGTAGAAATAGCCGCACCCATTCCTCTTAAAAATGGAATAGATGATCTTGCTGCGGACATTGCCATTCTAGAAAGTGAAGCTAAACCTTTGGCCAATTTTCCTGCTATTGATTTAAGATCCAATGCACCTAAAATATCACCAACGATTTCGACAATAGAAGCAATTATTCCCCCAAGCAAACTACCGCCTGATTCTTCTTGTTTTGGTTCTTCCTTCTTTGCTGTTTTTGATGATTCTTTTTTACCACGTAATTTATCAACTAATTCTTCCAGAAAACGTTTTTGTTCTTCCTCTTTTTCTTTTTTAAAGTTTCTAGTTAATTCATCTCTTTTTTTACGATCTTCTGATTCTTTTAATAAAGCGCCGTACATTTTAGATAACACATTAGCAACAGCATCACCTTTTGTAACTCTCGTTGCTTTTTTTGTGGATATGTTTGTTATTAATGGATTTTTATCATTAGATGATTCATCTTCTTCACTATCATTAATTTTCTCAGTGATTTTTGTGTTATCAATACCAAATGCTTTTGATAAAAGACTTCTACTTATTGTTTTTAAATCTTCACTAAATGACATTCCAGCGGAATGATATTTACTTTTATTTTGCTTTGTTAGATTTCTTACAATTTTATCAATGTTTGATTTTTCTGGTTTTTCTTTATTAATAGGTTTTAGTTTAGATTTTGATTTTTTTTCTTTTGTTTTTTCTTTTTCTGGTTTATCAAGTTCTGGTACACCGATCTCAGGAACAACAGGTGATGATTTGGTTTCTGGTTTATCAAGTTCTGGTTTATCACGTACGGGTGATACTAAAGAATATTCTATATTCTCACCATTCCATTCTAAATTGTTTTCATTTAATTCTTTTATCGTTTCGTGGATATCATCAACAAATTGTACAATCCATCCTTGATCCTGCATATATTTTACAGGATTCGTAATTTCTATTTGATCAATTGGTTTGCTAGGTTTTTTACTAAAATATTCACCACTTGGTAATTTTTTAAAACCTTTCTTTTCAAATACAGAAACATAAGATTTATAATTCTTTATTTTTGTTTCATTTTCTTTTGAAAAAACAACTACTGATTTTTTAGTTTTTGGATCTTCAAAGGTTACGTATTGATTATCATAAGGATCACCTGCAGCGTAAATTGCATTAAAATGAGCATCATCAGCAAATAATCCTTGAACTTTTTTGAAACCTTCTGGTGATTTGTTGCCATCATAGCTTCCAATGGTTGTCCAATCGGAATTACGATAATATGATTTTAAATTGGAAGAAAAATTTTCTATTTTTTGAGAATCTATTCTGACAACATATTTTTTAAGAATTTTCATTTATTAACTCGTTATAGTTGTGACTGGCATTACAAATTTAGGAATCAAAGGGTGATCAGAAAGTGATCCAGCAGTTAATGTTTGAGGTTTAGCCTGGGATCCAACTACATTATTTGTAGGATTATTCATCGAAACTAGTTTTGGTTTTTTGATCAAATCACGATTTTCATTTGATGCAGATGAAACTCTGCTTCCTGAGTCTGCTGTAGCAACTTCAGACATTTGTCCAGCCGGGCCGACAGGACTAATATTTGATAATTTAATGTTATCTGGGTTCTGGGCTTTACCATTTTTGTTGATTTGATAATGTAAATGGTTACCGGTACTTTTCCCTGTGCTACCAACTTCACCTATTTTTTGACCAGCCTTTACAGTATCACCAGCCTTAACACCTATAGCAGATAAGTGTCCATATATTGTAACAATACCGTCACCATGATCAATCTGTATATGTGATCCATATCCATTACCTGTATCACTAGCCAATAATACAGTTCCATCTGCGGTTGCATTGACTTGTGTGCCTTTAGGTGCAGCAATATCAATACCAGGATGATCTTCTTGTTTTCCGTTTAATGTCCGTGAACCGAAACCACTTGTAATTGTTCCCGATCCTGCTAGTGTTGCTGACGGTGTACTTGCAACCGAGTTAACATCTACTTCTTCAAAATTAAAACCACCCTTTTTTAAACTAGATTTATATTCACCTACCGTCTGTGAAGCAATACTTGCATTTGCTCTTTTTTGTGGAGAACTCATTAAACTCCCCATTTTCACATCATCGTTTGCATTTAGTATTGCTTTGACTGTTTCTATTCCTTTTCCAGTTCCAAGGAAATGAGCCATATATAGACTAGCATCTGTAACAGGTATACCTGCTCTTTTTAAACTATCAGATTCAGTATCAACCATAGCATTCATTAATAATTCTTGATTTTCTTCTGAGAATTTTTCTTTTCCAAACTCTTTACCAAATGCTTTTAATCCCATGTCTCGTAAAGTACCAGGCATGAATTGATACTTTCCTGCCGCGGCCCCTGCACCACTCTGTTTAAAATGTGCCGATCTTTTTTCTGATAAGGAAATAACCTCATCAATTGTTAAATCTGTAAGATTCTTTTGATAACTTTTTCCATTAATATCTTTGTTTCCAACAGTCACTATATTTGATTCGGTTTCACCTGCAACACGATTCATTATATTATAAGAGTTATCGGATTCTCTTCCTGATATTTTTGTTTTCAAATCATCTTTTGTTGAAGATGGCATTGATGATAATTTTGGTACTTGTGTTGTTGTTGGTGGATTAGATTCTGGAGTAGTTCCAGATGGTTTTCCCGAAGAGTTTGGTTCTCCTGATGGAATCATAGAACCTATACCTACACCAGCAGCTATACCTCCACCAACAATAGCTGCTTTCTTTGCAAATCCTTTTTTTCCTGCACCCTTATCAGTTACTTTAGGTACTTTTGAATTTGTACTAGAATACTTTTTAGTTTGTTTGGTTTCAGGTTTTATAGATTTCGTTTCTGTTTTGTCGTCAAAAGAACCAATTATATCTTGATATTGTCTTTTTGTTTCTTGTGAACGTTCTTTTTCAAAATTCCTATCTAATTCAAATCTTTTAGTATTTTCTTTTTCATTTTTATCAAACAATCCATATATTTTTGTAGCAACTGTAGCTACATTATCACCAACACGAACATTCTGTGTGGTGTCTAATGTAACTGTTGTGAAGAAGTTTTTATCATCGGAAACAGGTGATTCTTTTTTTGTCTTCTGACCAAAGTAATCAGAAAATTTAGATTCAACAGGAGATTGTTTTTCTTTAGATAAACTACCAGATATTTTTTCTGGAGAAAACATTCCCATAATGTTGGTCGTTGTAGACTCCATTTCATTTGATACGATTTGTTTGTTTTTTGGATTAGCCATTTATTTTTGCTTTAGTTTTTCATTTTGTTCTTCTACATATTGAATTAACATAGCAACATAAATTTCTCTCTCCCACGGTATCATAGATTCCAATTCATTCAAACTATATTTGTGATGCTGCATCATTGAGAAATTGGTTTTATAATAATTTCTCAAGTTATCATGCCGCATCACTAAACGAAAAAACTTTCAAGTCCCTCCGCAAAGATTACGTGTTCAAATTCACACTTTTTACATTTAACTTCGGCACGTTTAGAAAGAGTTGGTAATTTTTCAAAGAAATCTTCAATCTTTTTGAACTGTTCGGTATTCAATGAATCAATAAAATCTGTTAATTCTGTAACTGTTGATTCCTTTGCATAATGAAATTGTTCACCGTCGTAAATATAATCAATACTTTCTATAATCAGATTAAATGCCATGTCTGATTTGGTATTGAACTTTCCTGATTTCCTAATAATAGAAAACTTTGGATAATTTAATTTTATAGAAACTTTATCTGTCAGTTGAATAATATCCTTAATATCTTCATTCTTTTCTACTTTGATATCCAAAAGATTAAAAGATACATTCATTAAAGTATTACAAACTTTATTGTCAACTTCATTTTCACAACGATACTTATTGTCTACTATTTCACCAACTGATCTGGCACGTAGATTTAAAAAGTAATATTCAACATCAATGATTGGTAATGAATCAATATCAATATTTTCTGTTATTGTACAATTTTGTAACACTTGTTTGACATTTTTTTCAATTGTTTCTTTGTCGTCTGATTCCATAGCCATTAACAAATTTCTTTGTTCTTTAACTCGAAACGGCCTAAATTTGATGTGTTTTTTTGATAGCGGTAAGTTTAATTCATATACAGGACAATCTATTTGTGGTAACATTATAACCTCAATTGTTAAATTATTATAAAATTATTATAAATAAGTGTATGTCACCAGATTGCAGTCTGCACATACTCTGACATTATAAAGGAATGTCAGCTATGTCTATTTATGTACCCAAATTAATTTTTTATGTCTATGCCTATCTTAGAGAGGATGGCACTCCTTACTATATTGGTAAAGGTAAAGATAATAGATCGCATTCAAAACAACACACAATAAAACCACCAAAAAATAAATCTAAAATAATATAATATTGCCAAAGTGTTATAGTTGTACAACTGTTACTGTAGGCACAATTTCTTTCCAGTATGTGTATGCAAATACTACAGTCAATTTATGGTAATTATCTGATGACCAGTCCAAATCTAATTGATTAACGGAAATTGGATATGCATCAAAAAGTGTAATTGTATATGAAGGTTC